TAGACATAAACACAGAAAACATTTCACCGTTGCTTTCTTGTGGTGATTTGTAATAATACCGCTGACAAAGCGCCAACTCCGTGCCATAAGGCCGATAGTCAAAGCTGGTGGCTGTGCTGCCTTTTTCTAGCTGGACGCCGGTGATGTAGAAGGTGGCGCCGTTTGTGCCGACTACGCTGGTTGCGCCTGTGGCTCCCCAATATCCAGTACCCGCCCAAGCTCCAGCAGGGCCGCTAATGGTAGAACCGACACCAATCCCGAAAACTACGCCTATGCCAGTTCCGTTGGTTGTCAGCCATGTGCCACTGGTGTCGCCAGCAATCGTTACCGACTTGTCTTCAAAAGTGTTTGCTGCACTGATGGTGTATGTAAACGGGTATGTCCGATTGTTTGCGCTGTTGCGAAGAACGCCGCCAAATGTGCCGGTCAACGAACTCCGAACTTTGAAAGACAGCGTAACCGTCTGAGCGTTTGCCGTACCCCATCCAAAATCGGCAGCATTAAAACCCTCAATCATTTGGCGAACTCCATAAGCCTCGCCAGCACCTACGGTGTAAGCTGAAGTCGAAGTAATCAGCATGGAGTTTGTAAAGCCAGCAGGGGCAGTTGTGCTTTGCTGTACGCTGAACTTTGAACCGACATCCATGAAGGCATACCAGCGATCAAGCGTGTAAGTCGCAGCCGCAGGCGTCACACTCGCACCAGCGTTCCTCTGGTCGATCACCATTGCGCCGTTGATGATGCGGTTCTTGAAGCCGAAATTGCTGGACGCATTAAAGACATCAGAGCCATTAACCCTTGCCGTGACTTCTCCCGTGCCTTTGCCGACCAGCTTCATGCCGATGTTGGTATCACCGCCGGATGCTGTCAATGTCGGCGCGCCACCAGTGGCCGCATTGGCCAGCGTCAACTCGTTCACAGCAGACGCTGTGGCCGTCACCTTCAGCAACTCATTGCCGTTGGTGTCAATGACATCGCCAACTATCTTTAGCTTTTTACCAGAGCCGACATTCAGGCCAACAGATGTGCCTGTGCCGTCTGCCGCAAACAATGAGTCCACCGAGTCCCAATTCGTATTGCTCTTTGTCCCCCATGTGTCTGTCGATGCCCCTACCTCTGGCTTTGTCAGCAGTAGGTTGGTGGTGGTGGTATCTGCCATGCGTTACTCCTAAATGGATGTCCAAGTCTCTGAATTATCAACGATTGCAGTCCAACTTTCTGCACTGTCGCTGATCGGTGTGTAAGTTTCTGCTGCATTCGGTATCGCACCCCAGCCAAAGCCAAACATAGTGCCGACAGCGCCAATGGCTGCATTGCCGCTAATCTCAACCGAGATAACGCCGACAACACTGTCAACCGATCCCGTACCCTCAACACCAGTGATGTCTTGGAACGATATGACCTCGGCCAGCACTGTGCCGACAGAACCCGTGGCGCTGTTGCCCGTGACAATTGGCGATACAAAAACGGATTGGACAGCACCTGTCGCCGCATTGCCAATCAGGTCAACAGATACAGTCAGCCCGACTGTGCCGACATTGCCAGTGGCAATCGTGCCGTCTTCTTGGACGGATCTGCTGGCCAGCAAGTTACCAACAGCACCAGTGGCTTGATTGCCGCTGATAACGACATTGCCTATCCCGTAGACGCCCCTGCCGTAATAGCCTGTTCCATAAGCAGCCATGCCGCTGCCCCTTGGTTAAGCCAGCCGAATCAGGCCGGTGCTGGCATCGTTGACGGGCATGGTCAGCGTGAATGTCCCAGCGGTCACTGTCTGTGAGCCAAAGGTGTGGACGCTGACTGCCTTATTGCTTTGCGTGCTGTTGTAGATCAGGACAGCATCAAACGCCGTGGCCAGTGTTACAGAAGAGTAAGTGATGCTGGCGCTGGGGGTCACAAAGGCTGTCGTGCCGCTGGTGCTCGGCGCAGTGCCAAATGTCACTGTGACGCCGCCGGCAGTGTAGCCAGTGCCTGATACCTCATCGGACGCAGAGTAGGCCGTGGTGGCCGCGTTGACAGTGGCGCTGGCCAAGTACAGCGCAGCCTTAAAAGTGTCGGCAGTCGTTGCTGCTCGGATGACGCCCGTGCCAAAGTTGTGATGACCGACCAGCAGTTCACCCTTGAAACTTGTACACATCGCTTGCGTATTGGCCATGATTTATTCCCTAAATTTGTTGGCTGATGCCATCAGCAAAAACACCGCGCTTCAGCGCCATATGAACAGAACGATGCACCATCTCGCCGTTTAACCAGTACTCCACCCAGCTTGTTGTCTCGGTGTCGTTCTCCAGTGACCCTTCGCGCTTTTCAAGCAAAGAATCATCCATCTCACCCTTGGTCGTTGTCACCAGCATGGTTTATCCAAAAGTCTTTGCGCGGGTCAACAAAGCTCCACCAGAGGAAGCGCTTCGATCATCGGCAGTTTGTGAATCGTTTAAGGCACGCTCGTACAGCGTTGCCCATGTCTGAATTCTCGCATCATCTTGCAGGTATGGCGCAGCCTGGAGCAATGCTCCATAAAGATAAATGTCGGGGTTTGACGCCAAAAGCCAATTGCTGGCCACGCTGCCTGACAGTTTTGTCAGCTTGGCGTAATAAGTCAACTCGATTGTGTAGTTTGCGTCCGGTGTCGGAACAATCCGGAACTGATTACCGACCACGCCAAAGAACTTGGGCTTGCCGCTGGCTGTGTAGTTGGCCGCCTCGTTGTCGAGCGCGTCAATGGTCAAAAACCCCAATGGGGTCTGAGGGTTGGTGCTGGTCAGCTTGAGAGACTTTGTCTCCAAGAAGTCGCTTGGCACAGCGCCATACTGCGCATCAAAGTACGCATTGGCCCTGACGATCATCTGCCTTGTGCGCAGAGTGCGCTCCACTTGCGCCTCGGCCAGAGAGATAAAGTCAGGAATGGTGGCCGTCAAATCAGAACGATTGAGCCAATCTGCAATCGATGCCTTTAGCTCGGTGTAGGTAGTCAGTGCCATTATTGAGCCTCTTTTTCCATTTCCTCTTTGATGATCCAGGTGTGCTCATGGCGAAATTCAAATGTGCCAATGTGGCCAATTTCTTTTGAGACATCATGGTCGATGTACACCTTGTAGCCAAGCTCTTGAGCTTTCTTACAAAAGAACACATCCTCACCCATGTAGCCCCGTGAAGTCTGCCACGGCATATCAAACCACGGCTCGCTCATGCCCTCAAACACCTCGCGCTTGATGAGCATTATGCCAGTGCCAATGCTTCCCACCTCTTCCAATCCGGTGGATTCTGGCATGGTGTAGACAGATTTACGCTTGCCTTCGGCGTCATAGTTCTGCGCAGTCGGGCCAGTGGGCATCCTGCGCCGTGCGCAATTGGCGGCCACGATTGGCTTGTCGTGAGCCAGCAGCTTGCCGACCATGTCCTGCGGGAAAGTCATGTCCGAGTCAATGAACAGGATGTGCGTGCATCCTTCAGCCATCGCGTCCAAGCAAAGGTCAGCCCTTTGGTTTTGGATAATTGTGCCTTGCATCAATTTCAGACTGATTGCGTCTGTGGTGTTGAGCGTGTGAAATGCGACCAAATTAACCATACAGTAGGTGTAATTTGTATGCACCTGGTCACGGGCTGGCGTGCAGACTGCAATGTAATTCCTCATTTATTCTCCAAGTGTTTCCAGTAAATGCCGTTTTTAATTTGACGAATCATGGCTGCTGAATAACCAAATTTTGCCGCCAAATCAGCAGGTTTTGCGCAGCCAAATTTTGCTTCCATGGCCTGCTTCTCTGTTAGCTTTGCGTTGCCATGCTGGCAACCTTTGGCTTGCCGATTTTTGCGCACCTTATCCGTCATGTTGTCTTGCTGCGTGCCAACAAAAATATGATCTGGATTAACGCAGCACCGAACATCACAGTGATGCAAAGCCATCAACCCATTGGGAATAGGCCCGTACTTTTGCTCGTATGACACTCTATGTGCATAAAGCGGTTTTTTGCCTTCACAAACTCTGCCGTATCCGCTTTTTTCAATAGTTGACATCCATATCCAACATCCAGACTCCGGCAGTCGAATGGTGTTTTTTTCTATCTTGTCACACAGCGGTACGCGTGCTCTTGGCATCATACTTTCCCAGGTCGTGTTCTAAAGAATTGATTTTCACTTGAGTTAAGCCAGCGCTTCATATATGCTTGGTCATCGATCTTGCCTTCAGCTTTCATCTTGTAATAAAGAGCTTCGGGGATGGATGCCACCAAGTGCCACTCGCCTGTCCAGTTGGCTTTTTCATCAGTTGCGTTATAGATGGCCTTGTTGGCCTCAATAACCGCAGTTACATCTTGCTCAGTCTCAATGGTCACATCGCCGGTTTCTGCATTCTCATGCCAGTAGCGGGTTATGCCTTGATCCTTGTTTTCGCTGAATAGTCTTTTGTGAATCATTTAAAAAAGGGCCAGATTTCTCTGGCCCTTTCCGTTGCTTACTATTAAGAAGTAATCAAGTCAGCGGCCAAGCCGTGGGCATTTTCTGCTAAAACGAGGTGACCCCATTCGCAAATTAGCATTCTTTTTTCTGCATCGCCGGTCTTCGCCAGTTCGACTTGCTGGTAAGGACGCAGCACAGTCATCTTGGCGTAGTCAGGATCGATCACCCACGCATCACGCTCACGCTGGAAGCGGTTGGCAATAACTTGCACATTGCCGAAGTCAGAGACATAAATGTCCACTGCGCCGACCAGTGTTGCAGGCTTTGCGCCGCCGTCAATGTTGAAACGGCTTGAAGCAATACCAGAGAAACCAGATACGCGCTGCTTGTTGACAGGGCCGCACATCAGGATCTTCGGTGTACCACCAGCAGTCCACACCTTCTGGATCACATTCTTGAGAATGGTTTCAGTGAAGGTACGCACATTGCCATCGGTACGGGCGCTGTTTGGCAGCGTTGTATACGATGGATCAGTACCGTTGGTCTGCTTGTCGGTGTTTGTTTTTACAAACGCGCCCAAAGATGCAGTCACACGGGCAGTCGTAGAGTCACCAGCCACAGCGATACCGCCGTTCAGCATGACAAACTCTTGGTCGCGCTTCAACTCAGAACCACGCTTTGCGATCTGGTAAGCCAGTTCGCTACGGCGGCCAGCCTTGTTCACCACTTCTTCAGTGGCAGACAGGATGATCGTCTTGCGCGAGATCTGTGCGTAGTTTTGCAGACGCACAGTTGCGGTCACAGCGTCAAACGATGCGACATCATCACCCTCAAGCTGAGCATTGGCAGCGGCTGCAGCCAATGTGTCAGTCTGCCACTCGAACAGGCTGTTGGACACATTTTGGCGTCCAATGTTCGACATGTAAGGTGTCTCTTCAGGTGCAATGTTGGTGATCACATTGCTAAGATCTTCCCGAATACCCTTTGCAGAGTAAGTCAGGAATGTGTTGCTAACGATAGCCATAATTTCCTCATTTCAATAAAAGTTCAATTGCAGATGCCGCATCATCGATGCGACCGGTTTTTGCAAGACGCTGCTTTGCACGGACACTGTCAGTCGTTGTCGAAACCCGACCCGCTGCTCCTGGCTTGGCTGGTCGTGGGCCATTGTTCGTCACAGGCTTAATGCCTTGGCGTTTACTTACCATCTGATCAAACAGTGCTGCTTTTCGCAGCAGTAAAACCAGCCGGTGATCGTAAACACTCTTCAAGTCTTCATCAGAAAAACCGGCAGACTTGGCAGACTCAATCAGCATTGCTTTTTCGAGCTTTGCTTTCTTTGGATCTTTCCACTCTGGCAGTGCCGCCAACAGCGCATCTTTCTGGCTTTCCAGATGCTGCTGCATAGACTGCTGCTGCTCTTGCTGACTCAACTGGATAAGACGCTGCTGTTCGGCCTGAATAGCGTATGCCTTCTCCTGTCGCTCCCGCAAAACCTCTTTTTGCCGCACCCACTCGATTGGGTCTTCGTTGTAAAGACGATCCAAATCGACCTGCGGCTCTGAAGCCTGAAGCTGGGCTTGCAATGCTCCCAACAATTGAGCGTACTGTCCACGCTCGGCCCGAACTGCCTGCGTTTCTGCCTCGACTTGCTTTCGCACCTCGGCGATCTGCTGCGTTTTTCGGGTGTAGTCCTGAGTCCTGGAATAGCCTTTTTGGAGTTCGTCCAGCGTCACTGCGACTTCCTTACCGTCAACTTTGACGGTGAAAGTCTGTGGCTGCTCTTGCTCCTCTTGCTCTTCCTCTTCTTCAGACTGTTCCTCTGAGGTTTCTTCATCTGGCGCGTCTTCCACACCAGACTCATCCTCCTCAGAGGCCGCTGCCGTTGAATCCTCTTCGGACTCTTCGGCTGGCTGCGTCTCGTCAAGTTCTGCTTGTCCTTCTTCAGGGGCTAACATTGCCGAGATTGCACTGGCCGCATCGGCCAAATTCGTTGCTTGTATTTCTGCCATAGTATTTTCTTAAATTAGATTTTTCTGTGATTTGGTGATAGCGTTCTGTGCAATCTTGCCGTTGTCCATGATCCGGATCAACTCTTGCCGCAAACCATCAATGGCCTGCAACATGCACCACGCTGTCTCTCTCTTCACAGACTCTTCGGGTTTCGAAGATCGAAATACCCAAAGTTGGTCGTTTTCCAATTTTGCAATTGCAGTGTTGAGGGTTTCGTCCTCAAGTAGCTGCTTGGCCTTGCGGCCTTTGTTTACCTGGTCTTCATTTGTCACTTACTGTGCCATTCCTTGAAAGGTTGATGGGGGCATCATCGGCTGCATCGG